TCACGCAGGACTGAATCAGTCAACTTGCGGGTTTTCTCGCGTTGTTGTGATTCATCATCCATTCGCTGTTGGGCAAAAGCCCTAAGCACTTGGATGAAACCCGTTTTACCTACAATTGCCTGATGGCGTTCGTAGACGTCTGTCGCACGAAGGATTTTCAGATCCTCATGTGACAGCTGGGAGATCCTGTTGTTCGACAAACAAGCGAATAACGAATCCGTATCCCCTTCCAAAAATGGTTGTGGATATAAGTCGAGGTTTTTTACATAATAAGAAACCGCGTTGCGATCTTTCACTATGGTTCTGCAAACAGCCTTTTCAGGGCCCAACAAACCTAATCGGGCAGCTGTTGTTCCTGAGGTTTTCCTCAGTGACTCATGACAGAAAGCGAGAAGCTTCCTGTCACGACACAGCTTATACATGCGGGCTTTAGAATAAACCGAGACTTTTTCACCAGTATTACATGGTACTAAGCCTTTGATCATTCTTCCCCTACGTGTATAAGAATAGGTGTCTTCTCCGAATTCCGATTCGGGGTCGATGCAGTTGACGACTGCATCTCCGAGGACCGGCGGTCCGAATAAGACACGTCCTGGAACGCTTTGTATAAGCCGTATCCAGAGCTCCCGATAAAAAGGAGCACGCCAAGCATTACCATTGTTAACAAAACAAGTACGGTAAATGCCGTTGATAAATGAATACCAACTTGGCAGATCTTTTGGGATACCTGACGCATAAAATGGCCTCATATTAGTCCCATTAAAGAAATCACCTCCGCATGATTCGCGAAAGTGGCCGGAATAGAAACTCTTAGAGCTATTAGGAATAAATCCAAATGCTTTCAGAACTTCCAGGACACGCTCGGCATAATCGTTTATTACGATAATGTCATCGCCATACACACGTATTGTGTTACGTAATGCGTTGACTTGCGGTTCATACCCGAAATCTACGATGTATACGCTTGCGCAAATACACCAGAAGAGAAGGGTTTCGAATGGAAAGGTCCATCCACAGCCGTTTCCAGCGGCTGTTTGTAACAGATGCATTTCTCCATTAGGAAGTACACCCTCATGATCGCGTGTTGCAATCATAAAGTCGCGTACATCCGAAGGCAGGATATCTAACCATCTCTTCCCGATTGTGTCGGAAGCGGAGGTCAGATCTATTGTTGCATATTCGCTTGTAATACTAGCATAATGCGCAATATCCTGATGCACAAACTGGGCGGTTGATAAGTTAATATCGAGATATTCTCGAAGTCT